CGTCCATTTGGGACGTAAAAGGAGGGTGATGAGGAGGAGGTTGAGACGTGTTATGGGATTCCTTATCCCTGTCATTACTGACGAGGGGGGGAGTCCAACCGCGTTGAAGGTTGGAATACCACACATCCAGTCTGGAGGTCAGTCGCTAAGGTCTGAGTGAGTAGTTGGGTAGCCCGAAGGCTCCGATGTCCTCACCCAGGCCCGTAGGCCGTCACGACAGACTGGAGCTCAGCAACAGATCTGGACCATCCCACGAGGGTACACAGTTCCCCCCCCGACCATTGGTCAGGGCGGGGTCGTGAACCGGTAGGAGGGTCGAGAGGAGAGCTCTCTCTCAAAAGAAACTTGGTACGGTGGTTGTCAATCCACACGGCCGGAAGGCCGCCATTCGATCCCATTATCGCTTAGGGTTGCTTTGAAGTGGGTCCCCATCTTAGGTACGGAGGTTGTGAGACCTCAGGACTGAGGACACGATGACGTGTCCGGTCCCCTATTCGGGTATAGAGGTACCCCGTCTATTAAATGTTAGACAAGGGCAGGGGGGGGATCTGCATCACACGGACTTGTACAGTGACGGAAGATCCGGTGTATTGGAGAGCAGCATCGGCAATGACGAAGGCCGCGGGAGAGGCATTCACCTTAAAGGCAGCTCGTTGAGAGATGTACGGTTGGTTATTCGTCGTCCCAGCTGTCGCAGCATTCCCACCTGGGAAAGTTGCGGAGAGGGAGAGATTTCCCGAGCCGTCATCGGCGAGAGTACCTGCGGTGTACGCCACGGAAGTGGTCGCGCCGGCATAGAGTTCAACCTCATACTGGCCCGTTTGGATATTCGGAGGAAAGGCGTACTTGGTCGCCCCGGAGATCTTGGTAACGGTCATGTTCAGCGAACCGCAACGTTGGAACGATGTGGAGGCAACTCCACAGGGGTCCGAGTTGGTAGGGTTCGAACTGATAGTGGCGAACACGAGGTTCGTCGCACCGACCTGGCCTGCGACAAGTTGCTTCTTATAGAGAGCAATATCGTAGGTAACCCAGAGTTCCCCGAGGGTAACGGACGTACCAGTAACGCCAAGAGTGGCGATCTGGAAGTTTCCGAGATCCGTAAGGCGGAGATCAGTAGAGGGGGCGGAGATAGCGGTGTAAAAGGTACGGACAGGACGCTCGCTCATGTCGCACTCTATTCCATGGTGAAGACCATTGGAAGGGCGCGTTGAGCATGCGTAGTCCGCACTTTCCATCGTTAACTTGTTGGCGTAGACGGTATCCGAAGGATCATAGTCGGTCGCGGTAATGACCGTTCCCAGGGCTTGGTTAGAGCCGTTCCACTCAGAGGAGGTGGGAACGTACTCGAAGATGACTCCGAGGGGTTCCCACTCATCGAATTGAGCGGCGACTCCGGAGGGCCAAGGGAAGGTTGCCGGATCTGCGGGGTTGATCCGAAAGGACTGGTTACTGAAGGCACCAGAGGTGGAGCTTGACTTGACGTCACCAATGTACTCGCGTTCGGTGAGTCGAATACCTCGTTTTCCATCTTTGGAGAAAGTAGGAATGGAGGTCGACTTATCGGCAGCTCCCTTAATCAGGGAGTTGGAGCGGAGCTCATAGTCTCCGAATCCGAACCATTTCTGGAGGGCATCCCCGGCTTGAGCGCCGAGGTCGCCTGCACCCAGAAAATTACCAGCGAGACGGCCAAGGCCAGAGCCGAGGCTGCCTGCGGGTTTTGGAGCAAGGGAGCTATCAAGCTTCTTCTCAATTCGGTTAAGTTGGGCAGGAAGAGAACTAGCCTTAGGAGGAGATTCGTCAAAGTCCCCCTTACCCCGGACGCGGGTGCGTCGGGGGGTGGAGGAGGGGCGGGCGGATTTGCCCTTTGGGGTGCGCTTTGCATTGCGCATGATTTGTGTCTGTGGGGGAGGCCCGGACACAACGGGGACTATACATCGTGTTGGCGTGGCACCCGTGTAGTCTCTTGGCGTTTGGATTAGCACGGAAGTATTGAGTCGGAAGGACACCGTTTTGGGTGGAGATATCTCCCAACACGACCCCCTGTGGGCGCTACCCACTCTTGTACCAATTCCTTCCACCCTTTCTGCTCCAGTTGGTGGAGCCGTCGGATTTGCGCTTAAGGTCCACATCTCCTGAAAAGTCAGCCCGAAAGTATCGGGTGTCATTCAGGTTGATGGGATTCTCAGCACGCTGTCGGACGAGGGAGGGAGGTGGCGGCGGGATGGAAGGAGACGACTCTCGTTCAAAGTCGAGGGGAAGACGAAGGACGATGTCCTCGTTCTCCCAAGACTCCACGTTGGGGAGTGGGGAGGTAGATAGCTCGATCAGACCTTGTGGGTCGGCAGACGGAACCTCCTGAGGGAGGTGATCTGGACCGTAAGCAAGGGCGGACAAAGCTTCCCCAGTTTCCGGATTGACGCGGACGGGAACGAAAGGGAAGAGGTGCATCGACTCCACCGGGTGAAGGGGCAGAGGAGCAGCGTCATGAGACGGATACCTCTTCAGAATCGAGTTAATTGATTCATCAGAGAGCCGACACTCAACATCAAGGGTTGTCTGTTCATCCTCATCAATGTCATCCAGGCTCATGGCTTGCGCCAATGGGGTTGGATAAACATAGAGAGGGGCGGAGAGTGACTCGAGGTGTTGGGGAAGGGGAGCAGTTGGGGGCTGAAGACGGATCCTGACCGTGTCTGGGATGAGACCTAGAGGTCGCACACCAGGCGTGGTAGTCTTGACGACAACCACGGACTGGAGAGGATACTCGGACCGGTCACCAAGATACTCCCGGGAGGCGGCTGTAAAGAGTTGGTGAGCGAGACGGCGCTGCTCAGGGGAGTACCGCGGTTCCACTCCATCTGGGATGGTGAGACCAAGACCCCCAAGAAGACGATGAGCGAAGAGGTTGAGGGAAACCTTACCAAATCGGGTCAGCTTCTTTATAGAGGGGAGATGGTAGTGAAGGAACCAACGGTGAGCCTGGGCGGGGTTGAGGGCGCCAATAACGGAACCCCGATGCATCTCACCGAGGGTGAGATTTCGGGAGGATTCCTTCCCTGTCAGTTTGGACTGACCAGTTAGGAGACCAACGTTAAGGAGCGAAGCCACCCGAATCTCATCATGGGGATGATGGAGAAAGGGGGAGAGCTCAATCTCGTTCCAATCTTGGAGGAGGAGACGACGCACGAAGGGCGTAAGGATATCTCGACGGATAAGGGGCTTGGAGTTCACGGTCCCGAAGCGGTGACAGAAGAAGTTCTTCCCCTGGGAGGCCTTGAAACCGACAATGGCAAGTTTAGAAAGCCAATTGTCGTACTGGACCTGGGAGGAGAAGAAGAGGATGTCGTCTCCATTAATCCGGACTGGAAGCTCGCGAATAAGCTTCTCCGATCTAAGAATCCGTCTCCAGTTGGGTAGGGAGCGGATATAGACGAAGAGGTTTGCGAGACAGAGGAAAGGAAAGGAGAGGACGGATCCCATCAACTGACCGTTCTTTTGAAGAACGGGGTCGATTCGGTACTCCTTGGGATAGGCGATGACCTGTTCCAGAAGGGCAAATTCGAGCATGCGGACGAGCTGCTCGGAGCCTCGGAGGCCGGTCTCAGCCCAGGCACACGTACGGATGATCTTCCGGATGAGAACCCGGAGACCACACCTAGTGAACTCAATGTGGAGTCCATCGGTGGCGGCAGAGAAATCGCCAGAGGCGATTCTGTCACTAACGTGGGAACCAGGAGTTCTGGAGTGCCGGAGGAGAAGCTCCTGAACGAGGGAGTCATCAACAGGTTCACCGATGAGGATGAATTGCGGAAAGCTCCGGAGGAACTTCCAGAGAGAGGCCTGAAGGGGGCGGGACACATGGGTAGGGAGTCCGGGCATGGCGGTGATGAGCCTAAGTTTTAAAGGCTCAAGCACTCCAGCGGCCCGGCAGACCATGTGATTCCGAGCGGAAGGCTCCCTAACATAGAGACGGTTTAGGGGGGCGAGGTGGGAGAGATGAAACTCCCGTTTTGCCTCCTTAGAGAGCCGTCTATAGATGCTGGGGGGGAGGCCGCGGGGGGAATCATCCAGGGTAAGATACTTCGGGAGATGATCCCGTTGTCGAGCGGTGGAATAGCCTTGTATGAGAGCCAACCAGTCGGAACGACTGAGAGTTGGAAGCCCATACTCCGTTAGGACGAGGCCCGGGCGGACCTCGCGCATGCGGAGGAACTCGTGACCTCCGGTGGTCCCCGTGAGGGGGTCAGAGGAGGGGAGAAGGTCAAGGTGATCCACAGTCAGCTTCCTTATATACTCGCGGGTACCTCCGGACTGGCGATCTCTCTCGGCACAGGCACGAGTGGACCCTTCCTGGATGGGGAGGGTCGAGATCAAGTCCGGGGGGGTCCAATGAGCAAAGATAGTTTCAAAGAATACTCTAACGAAGGCGTCCTCC